AAGTTGAAACTCATTGAACTTGCATTGACTCTGGCTTATGATACGAAGTGTAATTATGATGATATCTTTGCTCAGACAAGAATGTGGGATGCTCTAATCTATAACTATCTACTTGAACGTAAGATAGTTGTACCGCCACGCCGTGTTGCCAAAAAGACAGAGGCATTTGAAGGTGCTTATGTCAAAGATCCACAGATTGGTTTACACAACTGGGTTGCATCATTTGACTTGAACAGTCTGTATCCGCATTTGATTATGCAATACAACATTTCGCCAGAAACTCTGGTAGAAAGTTCAAACTATACTGATGAGATGCGTAAGTTGTCGGCAGAAGCATCCGTAGAAAATTTGCTTGAACAAAAACTTGATACCTCAGTTTTGAAGAATGTCACAATTACACCAAACGGCCAGTTTTTCAGAACAGATGAACAAGGCTTTTTGCCCAAGATGATGGTTGAGATGTATGAAGATCGGAAGAAGTTCAAGAAGTTGATGTTGAAGTCGCAGCAAGAATATGAAAACGAAAAAGACGAATCAAAGAGAAATGAGATTGCTAAACTCATAGCACGATATAACAACCTACAACTAGCAAAGAAAGTTTCATTGAACTCTGCTTATGGTGCAATGGGTTCACAGTATTTTCGTTTCTATGATTTGCGTCAAGCACTTGCGGTTACACAAGCGGGTCAATTGTCCATTCGTTGGATTGAAAACAAACTCAACGAGTACATGAATGGTGTACTCAAAACAAACAAAGATTATGTTATTGCTTCAGATACAGATTCGATTTATTTCAATCTTGGTCCATTGGTGGACAAGGTGCATAAATCGTCACAAGAACCTGATAAAGTTATCGCCTTCATGGACAAAGTCTGTGAAGATAAAATTCAACCATTTATTGATGGAAGTTATCAGACGCTTGCTGATTATGTTCATGCATACGACCAAAAGATGCAAATGAAACGTGAAGCACTTTCAAGTAAAGGTATCTGGACTGCAAAGAAAAGATACATTCTGAATGTGTATAACAATGAAGGTGTTCAGTATGCCAAACCAAAACTCAAAGTCATGGGTCTTGAGATGGTCAAATCATCAACACCTACCGTTGTTCGGAATAAGATGTATGAATTGGTTGACTTGATTGTGAATACCGATGAGGCAACTGTACAAGAGTTTGTTGCAAACTTCCGTGAACAGTTCAAAGAATTACCCGTAGAGGATGTATCATTTCCACGTGGATGCAATGGTCTAGCAGAGTATTCTGATTCCAAAACAATATATAAAAAGGGAACACCAATTCATGTCAAGGGTGCCATACTCTACAATCATTATCTTAAAGAAAAAAATCTGACAAACAAGTATCCATATATCAAAGAGGGTGAGAAACTCAAGTTCACTTATTTGAAAACACCAAACCCAATCAAAGATACTGTCATTTCTTTTCCAACAAGAATGCCTAAAGAGTTTGAGATACAAGAATTTATTGACTATGATACACAGTTCTCAAAAACTTTTCTTGAACCAATTGGTTTGATTTTGAACTCTATTGGTTGGAAAGCAGAGAAACAATCAACACTTGAATCATTCTTTGGATGAAAAACATACGAATCATCAAAACGGGCATCAATGTTTCAAAAATATTGAAACAGATTGAAGAGAAGCCTGAGTATTGGAATTTCCAACAATCTCTACCTGACAGTAAGGTTTTGGATCCACATGTTTACATAAGTGAAGCGGCTGTTATGCAACTTGTGATTGGTTATGTTACTCATCCTGATGAATATGTTTTCGATTCTGAAGGTTGTATGCCAGCACCAGCCTACTATCATCACACTGCTACGATTGGTTTCTTGAAGAGACACTTCAAAGAATTTCGTCGTGCTGGCTTTCTTGCATTACCGCCAGGTGGTGTGACTGGTACACACACTGATTTTGGTAAGTATTATTTGACAAAAGATAGATATCACTTGTCAATACAAGGCCGTTACGAGTATACTGTAGAAGATGAAAGTATTGTTGTTGAACCCGGCACATTGTTTTGGTTCGATAACAAGAAAAATCATTCCGCAAAAAATGTGGGTAGCAATGATCGAATAGTTTTAGTGTGGGATGTTCCACATTCAAAAGATAATCCATGATACATGCCATATTACCATTTTTGACTGCAATTGCACTGTCTGGTATCGCCGCATACTATTCAGTCATCGGTCTTGCTCAGATATTTCCCGGTTCGTATTGGCCAATTATCATCATGGGTTCTGTGCTTGAAGTAGCAAAACTTGTAACTGTATCGTGGGTACACAATCATTGGAAAGAAACATTTTCTGCTCTCAAATTTTATTTTTTGATTGCTGTGATATTGCTTATGGGAATCACTTCAATGGGCATCTTTGGCTATCTGTCAAAAGCGCACATTGAACATTCATCAAGCATAGCACCACTTGTAGCAAAGGTAGAAATCTATGACAAAAAAATTGAGGTACTCCAAGCGACCATTGAGAGGAATGACAAGAACCTTAGTCAGTATGATGAATCTGTCGATCAAATTATGGGCAGATCGAAAGACGAAAGAGGTGCTGAGAGAGCATCACAGATACGCAAAGCCCAACAGAAAGACCGTGAGAGAATCGCTTCAGAGAATGCAAGGATTCAAAAAGAGATACAGAAACTTACAGAAGAAAAGTTACCTTTATCCTTGGAAGTTAAGAAGGCTGAATCAGACTTGGGACCTATCAAGTACGTTGCCGAGATAGTATACGGTACACAAGATCGTGATTTGATTGACAAAGCAGTTCGATTGGTAATCTTTATCATTATTATTGTGTTCGACCCACTTGCTGTGTTATTATTGATAGCATCAAATCAAACGTATCGTAGACTAAAGAATGAACAGGAAGAAACAACTCCTGTCAAAAAGTTTTTGAAGAAAAAGAAAGTTGACGTAAAACCATCAAACACGTTAGAATCGTTCTTTGATGACAAAGTTACAATACCAAAAGATAAAATCGCAGATATTGGAGAAATAAATGAGCGTAATGGATAAACTAAAGAAAGCATCTACTATCAAAGATAGTTCAATACTTTCTAAATCGAAATTTTTCACTGATAAAGACATGATTCCAACAGAAGTGCCGGCAGTTAATCTGGCACTTTCTGGCTCACTTGATGGTGGTTTGACACCAGGGTTGACGATGTTTGCGGGTCCATCGAAGCACTTTAAAACCGCCTTTGCTTTGTTAATGGCATCAGCATATCAAAAGAAATATCCTGATGCTGTTGTTTTGTTTTATGATTCAGAATTTGGCACACCGCAAAGTTACTTTGAATCATTCAACATCAATATGGACAATGTGTTACACACGCCAATCACTGATGTTGAACAATTGAAGCATGATATAATGAATCAACTTCAAGCGATTGAGAAAAATGATCGGGTTATTATTATTCTTGATTCAATTGGCAATCTTGCATCAAAGAAAGAAGTTGAAGATTCAATCGAAGGTAAGTCTGTTGCTGATATGAGTCGTGCAAAACAAATCAAGAGTTTGTTCCGCATGGTTACGCCACATCTTACACTCAAAGATATTCCAATGATTGTTGTGAACCACACATACAAAGAAATCGGCATGTTCCCAAAAGACATCGTTGGTGGTGGCACTGGTTCTTATTACTCAGCAGATACAATTTGGATTCTTGGTCGTCAACAAGATAAAGATGGAACAGAACTTATCGGTTACAATTTTATCATCAATGTAGAAAAGTCGAGATATGTCAGAGAAAAATCTAAAATACCGGTTACTGTATCCTTTGATGGTGGCATTAACAAGTGGTCTGGTTTATTGGATATTGCACTCGAAGGCAATTTCGTCACTAAGCCAAGCAATGGTTGGTACGCTAAAGTAGATCAAGAAACTGGTGAAGTCTTAGATAAGAAACGATTCGTTGATACTCAAACAGAAGAGTTCTGGAAAGATATTCTTGCTGATGAAAAATTCAAAGAGTTTGTGAGAAAGAAATATGAAATCACTTATAGCAGCATTATGGGACAAGATACCGTTTTGGAAGAAACAGATGACGCCACAGCATAACGTTGATTATGTTTTGATTGATTCTGATGATGGTAAAAAAACTGGCGTAGGTATTAAAACTGGCAAATTCAAGGGTGTGCTTTATCATTATGGTAAAGCACGAATTACCGAAGAAGAGTATCAAGCCAGAATGACTTTCAGTTATACTATCGTAAGTTCCCCATTTATTCCAATCGATGAACTAATTGAAAATGAAGAGTTTCACACATTCATCGGAGATATTTTAACTGATATTTTGATGAGCCAAGAAAGAGCAAATGAAAAGATTAGAACTTACAATTTTGAAGAATTTGATATTCAATGAAGAGTATGCCCGCAAAATACTTCCTTTCATCAAAACAGAATACTTCACAGACAACGTAGAAAAAATTGTGTTCAATGAGGTCAACGAACACATTCATCAATACAAACATCTTCCTACTTACGAATCACTTGTAATCAATTTCACAGAATCAAAGAAACTTACTGAAGAACAGGTTCAAGATTCTGTTCAAATGATTCGTGAAATCAATGCTGAAAAAGAAGAACCAACTGATGTTGATTGGTTGATTCATCAAACAGAGAAGTTTTGCCAAGATCGTGCTTTGTATAATGCCATCATGCAATCAGTCAAGATTCTTGATGACAAGAACAGCAAAGAAGATAAGGGTTCAATTCCAAAGTTGTTGAGTGATGCATTGGGTGTTTCATTCGATTCATCCGTTGGTCACGATTACATGGATGATGCCGATTCACGATATGATTTTTATCATCGTCATGAAACAAAGATACCATTTGATCTTGACTTATTCAACAAGATTACAAAGGGCGGCCTGCCAAAGAAAACATTGAACATTGCACTTGCCGGCACTGGTGTTGGTAAATCTTTGTTCATGTGTCACGTTGCTGGCTCTTGTTTGGCACAAGGACTAAATGTTTTGTACATCAC